GTTGTGAACCTCGATATTAGGATCGGCACCGCTACCGCCAACAAGGTTTAGGCTTATCTTTACGGTTCGACCGGATTTTGTACCGACAACGTCGACATCTGCCGGATTTGTCTCTCTCGGAAGGCGCGAAATCGGCGTTCCCTCTAAGTTTATGTTTTCTGCCATTGTTGTTAAATTATAATTGTTTGTCCGTTTTCGGCTATTACTACGTTTGATGTGTTTTCGGTTGACAAGACGGCGGCTACTATCGGCACGCTATATGGCTCGTTGAACCGGATTGCCAGTTTACCAAACCTTCCATAATATCCTAAGCTTAGATAGCTTGATACGGTTAGCCTGAATTCTGTACCGATCAATGGTATTCGCATTGTTACCATTCCGTTGCTTAGTTCGTTCACGAAGCTTTTATATGCCGTCAGATAGGCTGTGGGTGTGGTGGCTGACAGGCAAAATTCCACTTGCACATCGCGCGCGGCTTTCTTTGAGTTTACGATGAAGACTTGATTCCCGTCCTGGCTTCGGAAATCGTTTTCGGTATACGCCTTCGGTGATGGCGGAAGCAACAAGTTGTCTAACGAATCGGATACCAAGAATGCCCCCCATGTTAGCCATGCGTCTTTGTTGTTTATGAATAATTGTCCTACAGCTGTCATATTTTACTTGTGTTTGTGTTGATTTTGTTTAACAAGGCGGCAATGTCTGATAAGGCGGCTTTTGTTCCTTCGATTTCGTAAAAGCCGTTGAGCTGTATTTTTTTCATTTCGTTGAAAATGTTTGTGTGCCGTTGCAGTTCTTCGCCGATAAAACCTGATTTATCGAACAGGTTTGCGGTGCTGATTGTCAGTGTTGACAGAAGGCTTTCGATGCGAACGCCGGACATTTGCAAGGCGGCGAAGCGGCCATCTAGGCGGTTGCCCGTGTCCTGATCCATGCTTTGAAAACCACCGGACGATGCCGATTGCGATGTGTCGGCGGCTGAATTCCATCCAAACAGCTCTTTAAGGTTGTTCCGGTCGGAAAGGGCATCGTTTACAATGTTGTTCCATTCGGTTTGCAGCTTGTCAAACTCGGACGTGCTTATTCCGCCTTCCGTGTTTGCATCGGCAAATGAATCATACCAGTCTTCTAGCCTTTTCGCGTACGATTTATCAAGCATTGCTTTCAGAATGGCTTTTTGAAGGTAGCCTGAAAAGTCGTCGGCAAAATCGGCCGCTTCCGAGTCCATGTCGGCTAGTGTGTTGAGGAACGAATCTTTCAGGCTGTCGAACGACACTCCTGTTAGTTGCTCTTTGGCAAGGGCTATGACCTCGATTGCTTGATCGCCGTATTCGATCAGTTGCTCGAGGTATCCGCGAAAATCGGTGTCAAGAACCGTCCATAGTCCGCTGTAATTTTCTTTGATCCATTGCAGTTGTTCGCCCGTCATGTTCAGCATATCTTCCATCTTTGTGAATGGAACTCCGAGCGCGCTGGATATATCGTTGGCAACATCGCGCCAGTTAGTTCCGTCGAACTTGTACGAGCCTTGCCACATGCGATACTGAATGGAGCGGCTGCCGGCACTTGCGCCAGCTTTCAGCCGTGCTTGTGCCAATGTTCGAATGGCTTCGGACTGCTTGTCCATCAGGGCGAGGGTTTCGTCCATAACCCTGTTTGCTTCGGCGGCGGTTGAGGCTGAAAGGTATTCTTTCTTTTTACTTATCAGCTCATCCCATGTTTTTAGCAGGGAATCGTATTTCTCTTTCAGTTTATTGTAGCCCTCGTAGTTTGTTTTGAATCCGAAAAGGTTTGCAATCATTTTCCCGTAGCCGCCAATCGTTTTCAATGTTCCGGTTACGAGTGTGAATGGTTTGGTTATGTCAACCGATGCCATCCCGTCGAGAACTTGCCCGAATCCATCGAGGGTTTGGCTTGCCTTTTCGGAAAACTTGATTCCGAAATCGTCTAACATTGACCGGATGGATGAAAGTGCTTCGGATGCGTCTGCAAATATTTCGCCAAGCTTTTCACTCTTGGTTTTTTTTAGTTCCCGGCCAAGAAGCTGTAGTTGGATGCGCGCATTTTGCAAGTCGCGCGCCAATTCTTCGCTGTTTGGGTCGTTCAATACTTGTTGCTTGAGGTTGGCAACTAATTTGGTTTGGTCGGCAATTTCTTGTTCGATGGCGGCCTTGCGTTTGTCGGAAGCGAAAAGATAGCGATCGGAAAGTAATTCTTTGACTTTCTGATTGTATTGCATTTCAAATTCCAGCTGCCGACCTATTGATTGTAATGTAATTGCTTCGGTTTCGCGCGCTCGGTTTTCGAGTAACAGGGCGGTTGCTTCGGCGTTTCCTTCTGCCATCGTTAACTCTTTGTCATAATGTTGGCGGATGTCGGCCAATTGTTGATCGAGATGCGAGGCGAAGCGCAACCTTTCTCGTTTTATGAATGTGGCTGATTCTTTTCCAATATCGGCCAAACCTTTGGCTTGGGCGGCTTGTGCTGCAGATAGCAATTGATCTACCTGCCGTTCAATATCTTCGGGCGTTAGGCCTTCCGGCAGGATGCTGATGCCTTGATTGTCTTTGAAATCGGATTGTTGCAATCCTTTGAAATATTCGCCAAAGCCTTTGTCTGATCCGTGTGTAGCAACATAGGCAGTTTTCAGATGTTCGGCTTGTTTTTTCAGAAGTTCGTTTTGGAATTGCTCAATTTCAACTTCCTCTTTTTCGAGGTTCAGCCGCATTTGGCGGATTCGCTTTTTAAAACTATCGTCTAGTTGGTCAATTGTTTTTTGCTGTATATCCAAATCGAACTTTTGTTTTTCGATTTGGCGGCGGCGATGTTCTTCGTCTAACTTCCGACGGGCTTCCATCCGCTTTTCAGCAGCGCGAAGGGCATTATTATCAGGGTCATCGCCTGTGGGGGTGGTGGTAAGAATGTTTGATTTATTGGCCGCATCCGTCAAATGCTTATTGGCATCATCCAGAACTTTTAAATCTTCAATGGTTTCGCCAATCGCTGCCAGTATTTTCTTTCTCTTTCTTATTTGCCCGAATGTAACCTCATTGCCCGTAATTCCTGATGCTTTATCTAGCCGTTCCCAAAAGTTGCCTTGCCCATTTTCAACCGGAGAAGCCTTATATCGGGCAAGCATTGTTAAATCTTCATCGCTTATTCCTAAATCATTTGCACGGTTTCGAACAATGTCTTCTGTTTCAACAGATTTTCGAGCGTAAAAATCGGCTTGCGCAGCGGCTTTTAAAAGTTCAATCCTTTTTGCTACGGCTTTATTTATTTCATCTTGTGAAAGCTTTTCGTTGCCAAGCATCTTTTGTAAGCTCTCTTGCGCTGCATTGATTTCCTTCTGGCTTCTTGTTTTGTCATTCATTATGGCCAGTTGGGTTCTAAGAACGTTCACTTCCGCCGAACTTCCCACATTTTCAGCTTCCTTTCGATATTCTTTGAATATGTTTTTTACCCTATTGGCTTCGTTCCTCAATTTTCTAAAATATCCCCAAAGTGCAACAAGGGCGGAAACAATGATAGCCGGTGCAAAGGCACTCCACATGCTTTTAAGTGACACCCATAGTTTTGCAGCACCCACTTTTATGGTGTTGAATCCTTTTGTGATGAAGTTTATCCTTTTTCCTCCGGCAACTTGTTCGAACGCAATGCGGGTCTTTTTTTCGGCTAATACCGCTTTTGTAAATAACACCTCTTTATAGGCAACATCTTGCGCCAGCTTTATCCGGGCATTTCCGACTGCTACGCTGTGTTTAAGGCGTGCTGTTTCTAATGTATTTTCGGCAGCTACCCTTGATGTGGTGGCTTTTGTTAAGGCAGCATTCAGTTTTTGATGTTCGGTTGTCAATTCGGAGGCTATTGCTCCCCAACCCCTTAAGGTCTTTTTAGCTGCATTTGTTACAACAAATGCAATGGCGGCCATTACTCCGATCACAATGTTCTGAATGTTTTTGCTTGCGGCTTTCAATCCATCATTCAGCCCGTCAATAAGGGCTTTGTATTTGCTCTGAAAACCGGATGAATTGACAATTTCGTTAAATGTGTTGCTAAGACGGTTTAATGAGGTTTCGATGTTGTCAGTATCCACGTTTGGAATCATTTCTGAAAGTGCGTCAGCAAACTTCGGGATAACATCGGCACTTAGCAGCTTGCCTTGCTTTAGCAGGTTTTCAAGGCCACCCATCGACACCCCTGCCGCTTTGGCCATTGCCTGCATGGCAATCGGTATGCGTTCTCCCATTTGCTTACGCAGTTCTTCCGAACTGATTTTGCCCTTACCCATCATTTGCGACAGGGCAAGGAATACGCCGTTGGTATCTTCTGCCGAAAGTCCAAAGGCGGTTGATGCCCTCGACAGCGATTCAAATACCTTCTGCTGTTTTTCCATCGGCATATTGGCTTGTGTCGCAGACGCTGTGAATTTGGCAAAGTTTCCGGTCAGTGCGTTTATCTCCAAACCGTATTTGGCTGCCATATCGTTCACAAACCGAAGGTTTGTAGCAAATCCGGCTGTCCCTCCCGATACGTTTTTCAAAGCGGTTAGCATCCGGCTTGTTTCACGTGCCACGTCCTTAAAACGTGTCAACAAACCTGACAAGCCCAACCCACCTGCGCCAAGTGCAGCGGCAAACGTAATTACTTGCATCTGGATAGAACGCAAAGAGTTTTTTACCGTGTTTGCCCCCTTTTTAAAGTTTTCAGTCAAAAAGTTGACTGCTATGCTGAATGATAGTTTTTTAGACATCGCTGTTATTTTTTCCTGATTTCATAAATGCGTAAAAAGTAGCTTTCCCTTCTTCAAGCTCTTTTTCCGATTGTTCTTTTTGATCTTCTATCTCCCAACTGAATGGATATAAGTCTTTGGGTGTTTTCACTTTTTTCGACAGATGTGGTAACACCTGCATAAACGCCCACAATCTAGACGATTCAAGGCTGTGTCTTATCTTTTGATCGTATGCGTTTAAGAACATCGGCAAGTCGTATAGTTCCATTTCGTTCAGGGCGAAATGCACATCAAGTCCGTTCATTATTATGATGGCTGCAATGTCTTTGACGTATACTGGATCAGCATTTTCCGATTCATTAGATTTCTTTTTTTCCGCCACCTGAAATTGAGCATCAATAATTGTCTGTTTCTCAAAGTCGGTTATCATATTCCTTACCGATTCATCGGTTAAGTTTCGCTTAAATTCCGACAAGGGCATTTTTTCTGCATCGGCTTGCTGGCATACATAAAATAGCGATACAATATCATTTTCATTGCCATAGTTCATCAATGAAAATGGCTTTTTATTCAATTGTTCCCACCTTATAATTGCCTTTATTGTTAATCTCATACAAATAGCTTTTATTCTATGGTGTTTTTCGCTGTTTTTGGGGGTAAAAAAAGCCGGATGATTAGTCCAGCTTTCTTAATAAGAAAATCGATGTTGATTTTTAAGGCGTAACGGCATCGCCTGGCACTAAAGCTCCGATTCCGGTAAATGATGCACTACAAGTAGCAATACCACTCACTTCGGATGTCAAATCAAGCGATGTTATCATAACTTTTCCGGTGTAATGTTTCTTTGTCAAATCCAATTCAAACTTACCCCCTACGCTCGTTTGTTCTGAAACTTCCGCTTCTCCCATGAAAAAATCAAACGTTTCATCATTTATCTGCTTTTCAAGCAACGTATCGAAGCTGTATTGCCCCGTCTTTTGCGTTAACAAAGATTCGCTTGTAATAGAGAAGCTTTTTTGACCGGGCAATGAACCTTTCCATCCGCCGGACATCATTTTGTTTGTAATATCGACTTCTTCTGTCGCAATGTTCATTGTTGCGCTTGTTCCAAACGCAATAGGGGCATCCCCTACAAAAATAAACAGCTGACCTCTGAATATGTCAGTGTTCGAATCATGTTTAATCGGTGGCATAATCGTCTTTTTTAGTTATTTAATCTCGAATAATAAATCCTGTATAAATTTGTTGTCTTCAAAATCTTCTGATGCATTTACAAGAAAAACTTCCATTTTCAAATCAGCATGCTTGCCTTCAAGTGCTTCATTTATCTGATAGGCTAATTCTTGTGATCTGTCGTAGCTTTCTGAAATCGCCGTTACGTACACCTGGCATGTTTGTTGGCTGATGCCCATTTTGGTATAGTCCTTAGAATATTCATCTCGCTTGTATATAAGAAAATCCCCTTTCGTGTCCATTGGCGCAACAACCGGGAAAATCCGGTCACCAATAAGATTCGTTATTTCAGGCTTATTCAGCAAAGCGGTTCTAACCTTTGTTGTTATTTTAAATTTACTTCCTGCGCTCATCTTCTTTCCGTTATTCGGCTTACCGCCCTTTCAATTCCCTCATACAGCTTATCCATTGCTTGTGGGTAATCCTGTGATCTCGTATCCGTCCAAAATGCATTTCCAGTTACACGACCTCTATAAATACCAGCACGAACGCTTTTTTTTCCGGTTGTATATCGGTTATTTGTTCCTTGATCTATCAGGTGGGCATGATTTCCGCCGTTCTTACCCTGTCTGAATCCGATCAGTACACCCGGTCTTCTTTTCTTCACACGCACATTTATGCTTTCATTCAAGTTGCC